ATAAATTCCAATAGTCATTATCGTTATATTTTGATGCACCAATAGAAAATGCAATCATCTCCATATCAACTGGTGCTATAAATTCATTATGATGAATATTTTCATAAACACCTATTCTTCTTCCTTTTATAAAAGGAATCGTTTTGGTTGGAAAGTATGGAGCATCTAATCGGCCACCAGCCATATAATTTACAGCAAAACTCATAATCTCCCTCCAATTACTTCAAAAACTGTAAAGCAATCCATACTTGCTTATTATTAATTCCTTGGTTATGAAATTTAAAAATAATTTTATCTCCAGCCTTTAATTGCATATAGGACATAAGACTTATACCTTCTGGTATTTTTTTTGTATAAATATCCTCACAGACAATACCGTCATTTACAATAAGCGACCATTTATCATCGATTTCATACATAGAACTACTCACACTAATGGCATAAAACTCCATGTCAATTGGTAATACGTATTCCATCTTATCTTCTGTCCATGCTTTAGAATCCATTATAAAACCTTTCATATACGGAAAGGTTTTCGTTGGATAAAATGGCGCATCTAATCGACCACCAGCTATATACGTTGTTTCAAACAAAGGTAATCACCCTTTTTATTGTATTAAAAAATCCCCATGCATCATTACGACACATCGGGAATTGGTAAATCAGATAACATACCGCTACCTTTATTAATAAGCCTTGGTTGTACTCGATCTAATTGTTTGTTTGCGTTATAAATTAGTTGCATCTCCATCTTTTTACCCGTTATTTTATGGGATATAAGGACCTTTTCAAGCAGTGCTTGTCCATTAAAAACCAAGTCGTAGTGCAGATATTTATCTCCATCAACTGCCGATAACCGAGCACCATCACGAACCAGTGTATACCCCTCGGTCATACCTTCTTTAAAAACATCATTTGGATCGTTACCAGGCATCGGTTTTCCACCGCTGTAAAATTCTCTATCAATTAATCCTTTCATTAAATACATAATAGGATCATATAAATTCTTTTGCATTATCATAGAATCACCCCTAATTTACCCTTGTTACAGGCCACGTTTTAGCTGGGCGTTTAATATAATATCTATCTGCATTTAAATCTGTTTCATCAAACGTTAAATCTGGTAAAGAACCATAATCAAATAAGATATTATTTTGTGTATCTAATACTTGTAATCGCCCGGTAAGTATTCCTAAAGGAGTGCGCACCGCTTCAAAAATAATAATATTCACGCCATATTCAAGTGGTATATCAACATACGTAGGATTGTTTCGGATAAAGTAGTTTTCCACTATTAATTTGTTATTACAATAAATATTTAATAAATCTCCATCCTCATAATCCCAATCCCACAGCTTTAATCGTAATGTATCTACATTTACTGTGATTCCTGTTATATCGGTATACGGAGTAGGTTCATATCCATAGTTAACGGATAAATCTAAAGTTTGATAGAATCCATCATCAGCAGAAATCATTGTGTTAATTCCTTTAACAAAGTAGTTCCATTGTTGCCCAGAATCCCTATTGTAAATGGAAACCACATCGAACAATTGAATTCGCGGATTCCCTATCACCGCAACTGTTAGTGTTCTGAATTTTTGAATCGCTTTTAAATGATAAGCTGCAGCAACTGCCCTTCTTGCAAAGAATGTTGTTGCCCAAGGTACCTCTATCATTTCCTCTCGCAAATCCCCTAGAGAGACGTTTTTAAGTAAGAATGAATTAACAAAACCATTAGCATAATCTCCACATTTAATAACAATACTATTACTAATGTCCTGATCTGTTAATTGCATATCTAAAGAGATCAGGTTTTCCCCTTCTCTAAAACTAAATTTGGCAAGTTCGTTAATTTCGTAGTCTGGCATTTTCATAAATGTACAACTTCCATCTGGTTCATGTTTAATGTAGTGGAATGTTGTATCTATAATATCCCGTACAATTTCATCCCACTTTTGAAACCTCTTTCCAGTTGCCCCTTCAACAATCCAACTTTCATTGGTCCCAGGAATGTTTACCCTACTTCCGTGTAATGTAACTCCTGCTTTTTCAAGGAAGAATTTCACTACATCATACACATTTCCAGTCGGTGCAACAATTTCATCTGATCCCGGCGTTGGAATTACTGATTTTTGTAGAACCTTTTTATACGATGTTGTGCAGGTAACTGATATTGTGCCGCTTTCGGCATTCACCTTTACGTCAGATACAAAACCATGTATATACGGTAAAGCTTCTTCGCCATAACCGATAGAAACCTTAAATTCAGTCTGCGGATATAGTTGGTTTGTGTTTGTTACTTCACTGTTGTAAAACCATTCTTGAATGGAAGAAAACTTACCATACCAGTTATCAGGTGCCATTTGCCCATATTCATTAGCAAAGGTAATAGAAAATGTACTTGCGAACTGATCTGCGTTCTCCTGCACTTCCAGGCTCATTACACGATGTTGTATCTGTACATAAGAAGAAGATTCTCTTTTTTTCATATAAACAATTAAATTAGGAGCATTATTCCCCACTTGGAAATAGCTCCCCAACATTCTGATTAAAGAAATAGATCCTTCTCTCACATTCCATCAACTCCAATACCTGCTTGTGACATAGATATTAATTTACACTTTGCTATTACTAGCGTTCCTTTACGTATTGCATCAACTTCATTAGGTGGAATAATACCACCGTAGGTACCGTAATCACCTGTAATAATATGAGGGCGATATATTTCCCCCATGAACTCACGCCAATGACTGATATCATTGAATAAAGCAGTAAATTCTACTTCACATCCTTTATTACCAGTACCCTGGTAACGAGGATATCCATGCATAACATTGTAATTTTTTAATCCGTCTAAGGATTTAGGCATTTTCGTTTGTTCAATCATTGCAATTGTAGGTATAGGTCCATATGCATGATAATAAACATCACGCAAATAGGCTACGTCAGAAGAACCGTAACCGCTTGTTGTAAATTCAATTGTTTGTGGCCCTGCGCCAACAAAAATTTCTCTTGCTTCCCAGGCATAAGCACCTCTTGCTCTAAATTTTTCAATACCATTTACGCGAACAATAAAGTATTTATCTGGTAACATACCATCAGAACCAATAGGAACTTGGGACATAAAAGAAAAATTATATGTCCCAGGCCATGAAAAATTAATAGTATATTTAATTGTACTTTTTAATTCTGTAGCATCCCAAAAGAGATGATATGAACCAGCTCTTCTATGCAATGTTTTTAATATACTCATACATTCCGCACCGCCATTCCCATTAGATCGTCAGCAACTACGTTTTGTAGTAATTTTCTCATTTTCACAAAATCCTCTGCGGTTTGCAATTTTTCAACAGCAACTTTGAATGTAGCATTTTGAATTGTAACACCTTTATCTGTTTTCTTTTCAACAGAAGATTGCCCAGCAAATGGATGTGCAGCTTTTCCAATCATATCAGCAGAATGTGCCCCCATTTGTCCAATTCGGGTAGATACATCCGTTACTAGTTGCATCGGTTTCGGTGGAACAACCGCTTTATTTAACAATCCAGAAGCCTTGTCTACAGCCGGAATCATTTTTTCCATCCCTACACCAAGACCTTCTGTAATATATCCGCCGTATTCCATCATTAGACGCGAAGGAGATTTTATACCAAAGAAACTTTTAACTGCTTTTGGTATTCCGTCTACAACGCCTTTAGCTTTATCAACAACCCAGCCAGCCATAGATGTCATACCTTTACCAATACCAGCAATAATATCTTTCCCCCAGCTTACAGCGTCGTTTGCTATCCCCTTAACTATAGAACCAACTTTACCGAATACATCCTTTACTGTATCAACAACGCCGTCAAACGCTCCGACGATAGCTTTTTTAATTGCTGCAAAGTTACTTACTATGAAATCTTTAATAGCACCAACAACACTAAATATTGTGTTTTTTATCTTATTAAAGTTATCCACCACAAAGTTAACAAATGTCCGAACAGCAACTATTATTGTTTCTTTAATAAAATTCCATGCGGTTACAATAATAGACTTTACGATATCCATTACAGTCGTAATTGTGTTTTTTATAAAATGAAATGCTGTAACCACAAAATTCTTTATAGTCTCTAATACAGTTATAAAAACTGTTTTAATTACATTCCAAATCGTAGAAATAACCGTCTTTATTCCATTCATTACAGTTGTAATTATGCTATGAATTGCTTGAAACACACTACTTACAACTGATTTTAAGAAGTTTAATACAGTCGTAAAAATTACCTTTATTCCATTCCACACTGTAGAAATGACGGTTTTTATCCCATTCATCACAGTCGTAATTATGCTGCGAATCGCTTGAAATGCACCACTTATAAATGATTTCAAAAAGTTTAGCACCGTCGTAAAAACTGTTTTTATAATATCCCAGCCAGTTTTAAAAATATTTTGCCATATTTTAATAGCAGTAGAGATATAGCTTTTAATAAATTCTAAAGCAAACTTAACAACACTTTTTATTACGTTTAGCACTGTATTAAATATCGTTTTTATTAAATTCCAACCAATTTCAAATGTCTTTTTCCATATGTTGATATACATTGTAATTACAGTAGTAATTATTTTCCATGCCCCGCTAAGTATTTTATCTATAAACGATACCGCAGATTGGAATACTTTTTTTGTTCCTTCCCAAAAACTTGAGAAAAACTTTGACAAGCTATCCCATACTGACTTCGCAACTTTAACAATAGCATCCCAGGCTTTAGAACAAATATCACTGATCCATTGCACTGCCTGCTTTGTATATTTCACAATTGAATCCCAATTTTTATACAGCACATATACTAAAGCAACCATTGCAATTATCGCAAAACCCCATGGGCTTAATACTAATGAAAACATTGATTTTCCAAGACCAGTCAATATCTGTGCAAACTCACTAAAAACTTTAATTAGTTTTAAGGCATCTTTAATAATCGCCGTAATTGCACCCGGTATTTGCATTAATGTTTTAACTATATTTACAAGGCCACCAATGATTTCACTCGCCTTAGATATAAGACCAGAAACAGATTTGATTAACTCAACCGTTTGCTTCAACGATGGTATTACTATATTAGAAATCTTCACGACTTGTTGAGCGATAGGTTGAATAGTTCCAGCCAAACTCTTTGCATCTTTTTCAGTTAACCCCAGCATATCCTGTAGTTTTTTTTGAGAACCTTCCACATCGTTAGCAAATTGTAAAGCTTTGCTATTGACTTGTTCTATCGGTTTTGTGACTTTATTTGAAATAGTGTCACCAAACGTTTGCATTTGCTTGCTAATATTCCCAAGAGAATCTGCTGATTTTTGGATTTTTTCTTGCATTGTATTAGAGGCTTTTTGCACTCTCTCTTCAAACTTTTCTACACCTTTATATGCCTGATCCGCTTTGTTACCAATCTTCCCAAAAACATTGGTCGCTCCGTTACCAAATTTTTGAATTTGGCCATTTATTTGATTAAGTACTTCTGCTGGTTTTTGAAATTTTTCTTGTATGTTCTTAGAAGCCTTTTGTAAACTTTCCTCAAACTTTGCTAAATCCTTATAAGCTTCATCTGCTTTAATTCCAATTGTACCGAACAACTGGAATACTTCTGTAAACATTCACTCCCCCCTTTCTAACTAGGAAGTTTTTTATTCCTGATCGTCTTCAAACTGAAACTCTGCAATCAGCTTATTTGCATGGTCGATACATTCCTCTTTGGACCAAACTTCCATAGTCTCATTTTCTTCCCCATCCGACGTAGATTCCGTAAGTCCAAAAGCTTGCAAATAGTCATGAAAAGTTGTTCCTTCTTCTAATTGCCTTGTTTGAAATCCGATAAAGGCCATCTTTTTCCATTCATTTAATTCTTCTTGCTGCTCTTCCTGACTAATAAAAGAAAATAAGTCCATTAAACGAGAATACGGTATGGATAAGACATAATCATCTGTCCATCCATACCGTTTTTGGACTTTATCAAAAGCCCTTAGCATATTTTGCTCTGTTTCTTCTATGTATTTATTAGAATCATTTTCTACATTTCTTGTTTGTTCCACTTGAGACTTTGAGATTTGATTAGACCCTTGACCTGATTGAAAAAAGACATTAAATCTTCACTTTCTAATAATCCTTCAATAACTGCTACCATAGCTTCTGGTGGTAACTGATCGAATTCTTCACGCTTAATCTGTAATAGACTAGAGAAAAATTCTGAGAACTCATCTTCACATTCCGGAATCATAGACAATAATTGAAAGACAAACTCTAAACCCTTTTCTTTTTTTTGTTTTTCAATTTCATTTAACTGTTCTTGTTGCTCTTCATTCATTTGGGCCAATTGGATTTTTTCATCGATTTCATTCTTTTCTTTCCCAAACTCCATAAAATCAGTCATTGCATGACGACCAACTTTAGAAATAATCTTAGTAAAACGCCAAACATCTTTTACATTTAAACGTCTCATCTTCATCTTCTGGCCTGAAATTGTAATTTCTGTACTATTATGCATCATTTTTTCTAGCATTGTTGTCATATTTAATATCTCCTTTTATGACCTAAAAATAAAACCTACAACTTATTTACTTGTTGTAGGTAATTTAGGTGCTTTTTTCTTTGGTAAATAAATTTCATAAGGGGGTGTATTAGGCGAACTTTCGCTATAATGACCAATAAATTTGCATTTAAGTCCTACAGTTCCTTTACCATCTTTTAAATCAATTTCTACAGAAGAAACAACCATTGCATTTCGGATAACAAAAATAACCGGAATATCACTTCCTGAAACTACACCTACTATTGCAATATCACTATAACTTGTGTCTTTAATTTCATTGGTTGGTTTTACAATGTTATAGTCGTTATCAGTCGTACTATCTACATCTACGCCTGGTAGAGCTAACTCTAAATTTTCTTTCGTAAATTCTACAAGTGTAACCTCCATATGTGGTTCATCTTTTAATAGCCATTTTCCGCGAACTAGTTTTCCTAAAACACCATCAATATCAGCATCATAGTATTCTCTAGTAAACCCCACTTTACAGCCACCTGTAGTAGCTCCTAACATCTCACCTAGGTCTTTTACACTTTTAAAACCTTTATACATTACACCCGGTCCAATAACAAAATTATCAGTTGTACCCTCACGTACACCATTAATAAGCTTCCAACTCATTTTTTTCCCTCCTTAATATAATTCCATTCTTCCTACCCGTACAAGAAACTTAATACTAATATGAATAATTGATGGATCTTCATCCGGAACTGCAACACTGCCTGCTCGATGAATTGTAATAATACCAGAATCTCTTAACAATCCCGCTTCTCTGTCTAACAAATGTTCTATTCGCCTTGAAATTACATCCGCTTTTTCATAATCACCTTGGCCACAATATATATCAAAAGTGAGGATCATCCGATCAATTACCTCTATATCATCTGGATTATTAGATTCAATTCTCATTACCGCATAAGGCATTTTCATATCTTTTTGTGCAGTTTGAAATGTAAGAGCGGGCTCTCCTTCATATTTCGATAGATTACTTTGCACAATTGTATCTTTCTCAATAATATTTCTGATTGTTGCAATCGCTTTTGTCGTCATTGTTCTCCTCCCAATGTCCTTTTTAATTCCCCACGCTCTTTTTCAAACGTTTTTAAGAAAAAAGGTCGGGCTTCTACAGTACTTGTACCATTTTCGACATACACTGCTCTTTTTAATTCACTTCCAATCGTTCCTACTACTTCGGTATCTGTAATATGTAAGCCATATTTAATGGAATCTTGTAATTCTCCCGTTCTAGAAGCAAATGTCTCTCCTGGTTTTGAAGCAATATATGTGCGACTCGATCGTGGAATTTTATACTTCACACCATTGTGACTACCTGATACTGTTTGTTTCATTTCTCGTTGCAGTTGATTGCAAGCACTTATAATTCTTTCTACCATTATTTTATTAAGTTGTTCTTTAACCTGTTCTAAATTACGTGTAACCATGAATTCCGATGTATTCGTCATTTTATTCCAACAACTCACAATACAATTCAATATGGTGATTTAAAAATGATGGATTTCTTGGTTCTCCTCTTACCTCAAATACATAATCATGAAAATAGATTACATCATTTGTGTGGATGTTATGTTCTGCAGAAGTATAAATTTTAAAATTCGGCTCAAAATTTTGTTTATTTCTTTTTAACCTTTCATTATCTACCGCTGTGTGTGTTGTTACACGACACTTCATTCTTTCATAAATAATGACAGGCTCTTCTTTAAAATTTCCTGCCGGCTGCTTTACCTTTTGATTCCTTTTCACAGTTACTTCATGTATATATAATTCTTCCATATCTAATGTTCACAGCCTATTCTTTCATTCATAATGCTATTAAAGGGTTTCTACTTCGGTATTTTTTTAATACTTTTAAAACCTTTTTATTTACAGTTTCCTCATCTAGCGATTCAATATTTATTTCATATGAATAATCTCCGATATTTGCTGATTTTTTCATATTTTCATATTGTAGATTTGTTCGAATTACCGCATAACACGTCATATCGATGATGCATTTTTTCATTAAAGTCAAAAGTCCATCATAATCTTGTATCGTATACTCAAATTCATATAATTGATTCTCACTTAAACCATATACAGTGCATCCATCAGAAAAAACTGAATTGGTAACTTCTTCCCCAGAACCAATATGGATTACCTTGATCAAATTTTCTACTCGAAAAGAAAGCCAAGCCAATTTACTTGTTCTAACTTTCTCTTTCATTGGGTTACTTGGCTTACTTCTCAAATAGTTTTTAGTAATCAATTCATATTGACTAATGAGCTCCTGGATTACCGTATCGGGCATTCGTTGAACATTTACCCTGTTCTTTATGTCCTGTACAGTAATTTCCATCCTTCCACCTCTTTTACTTCTCTTTCTTTTTAACCTCTATACTATCTATTAACTTAAAATGTCCTGTACTTAGTAAATAGTTTGCTTTTTCATTTGCAACCTTTTCCTTTACTCCGTTAAAAAAAGTATAGCCATATGCAGTATATGTACCGCCTAATTTTAATTCTATAATCTTCATATACAAATTACCTTACTTAATTCCCAAAATTATCAGGTATATTAGTAAGAATTGCTACTGCGTCCATTTCTTGAATAACTGCATCATCATCCAAATGAATAACATAGAATCGCTTATCTTCCATAACAGCAGATTTACCTTCTACAGTCTTACGAACTCGCGTGTCATACGTATTTACCGCAATAAAGTTTTTAGGATCTGCAAAAATAATTACATCATCTTGAATAGAAGGAACTGTGACAATCTCATACCCCAACGGCTTATTAACTTGATCCCCTGTACCTAATAACGCAGCATCGCCTAAGCCAGTTGAACGAGTTGTTAAATATTCAATCCATTTCTCTCTACGAGCAGGTGACATAATCCACTTTAAACCTTCATTTTTATATTTATTAGGCATTGCCTTAGATAAATTAAAGATTGAGTCTTTACTAAACCCAGCGCTAGCTTCAGCATCTCCCGTTCCCGTCACTAATTTAAAATGATCGACAATATGAGATTTACTTGATTGTTTAATTTGTTTTAACCAGCCATCATTAATTTGTAGAAATGGGTCCTCTGAAGTTACATCCCCATTCCAATGCAGGTCTTCAAGGTCAATACCTAACTGTGTTGACATTAATGTCATAACAGTATCTTCATATCCTTCACCTTCGATATTTTCTCGAAGTAGCTCCTCTGTTATCTCCCATGGTAAACGAATAGAAACTGTATCATATTCAACTTTCGACGTTTCTACACCTGCTCGATAGCCATCATCACTATTTTCCATTTTCCTACGTAAAATTCGACCACCGATTGCAATTTTATCTAATTCACCTTTTTTCGCTTTACGAATCTCTTTGCGATGCAATTGAGAAAATGGAGTTGCATCAAATACCATTCGGAAAAATTCTTTACTTTGTTCCGGATATAATAGCCCCGCTTTCATTCCTCCTGTTGTCATTGTACTCTTTTCAATTCGTTCAATACGTGCTAATAATTCTTTATTATTCATAGATTCATTTCTCCTTATCTTTATAGATCTAATCCTACCCATTTATTTACTGGTTTTCTCATCTCGTTTGTTGGTTTGGCATCAGCCCCAAGACTTTTACGAACTTGTGCTGATCGCTCAATTACTTCAAGTCTCTTTGAAATGGGGTCTATTACCTTCTGAATAAATTCACTTGTCTTTTTAGATTCTCTGTCATTTTCTAATTCATTAGTATCATGAGTTGATTCAAGTTCTTTATTTAACTGTTCTTCCAACTCCTGTAACCTCTCGAGAAAAGGACCCATTTCTCTCTTTACAATGTCTGCAATTTCATCTACATTTTGATCTGCGTTTTTTTGTAACTTATTTTCTTTAATTTGGTTCATCAAAGAAATCATTTCATCAAATTTTTTATCATTTTTCTTATATAAGATTTTGCCTACTTCATTTATGGAATTAATAGTAATATCTTCCGGCGAGAAATCTGTATCACCACCCTTCATTGTATTTAAAATGTCCTTCATTTCATCTAAGGTGGAAACCATCCGCTTAATATCTACATTTCCCTCCCAAATCCCAACATAAAATACATCTTCAAACAAATTAAATACCTTTTGCATCTTAGAGTTTTGTTTATTATTTAATGACTGATTATCCATCTCCTGAGTTTGTTCCTCGTCATACTGTGACTTAAAAAAACTAAACATCTTACGAATTACACCTTTCTCATCTTGTGTAAACTCATCCATTTGTGGCATCTCCATTCTTTCTCCAACCCCTCCCATCGAAAAGCCTGTGATTTTCCCTTTTTTGATTTCTTTCCATGTTTCACTATCGTCTACTCGAACAGTCATAAGCCATGTTCCTTTTTTAATATTTTGTTTTCCAACAACCGTATTATTTTTAGAAATCCAGCTTTCTACTACTGTTCCTTTTCCTGCCAACTCGTCATGGTTTTTATCTATGTATCTATATTTCTCTAAAAAATTATAAGCCGCTCTTTCAATTTCCTCAGCCGTCATGATATCACCATGTGCATCTTCTATATTGGGTTCATAAACAACCCCTGTTACAAGTTGTTTTTCATCTTCCCTCTTTAAAATAGGAACATTTTTCAAAACATTAGAGCCATTCATGTTCATACCCTTCATAATTGCAAATGGCCTACCATTAGCCCCCTTTGTTACTAATGAAACATAACTAATTTCTACATTTTTCAATTCATTTGGCATAATATATTCCTACTTTCTAGCAAGACTACTAAATCGAATTTGAATCTTCATTTAAAAATTTATCTCCTTCTAGAACTGGTTCGTATCCAATGACCTTTCGGCATTCATTTCTTGTTAATATACTCTTTTCGTATCCATCTATTGCATATTGCATATCACTCGCTCGATCATCTGTATCAATTTCATTTAATTGAAACTGCCAGTCCAATTCCCCTAATGTCCCTGTAAACTCTTTAAATAATTGTGTATTTAATCGATGTTCTAAAATTTGTTGACCTGGTTCAATAATTGATCGTTTATACATTTCATTCATTTCTTTTGCTGTCGTCTGCCCAAGTGATCCTGTCATAGCCCAACCAATTCTATATGGTGGCACCCGATGAGCTACACAAATTTCCATAGCATTATCTTGACGATATAAACGAAAGCTCGCTTCTTTGACATCAGGCCCTAATTTCTCTAAGCGAGCTTTTGCTCCTTCAGGGACAGGAACAACTGCTAACTTATGATGTTCTCCTTTTGTTTCAACAGAGAAAAATGTTTTTAATTCTCTTTCAACTGAATCATCTATTTCATCAACACCCTCAACAAACAAAACAGCATCTGGAATTGTTTTACCAGTGAAATAATTAATATTGTAATCTCTTACAGCTTGTGATCCTACAATGGAACCAATAGAACTCACATAATCGGGAATACCATAGTATGATGATCTAGAACCAAATTTACGAATTACAATAACTTCACCAGCTTTTTCTTCAGTGTCTAATAACGAGTTTTCATCTAAGCTATCACTAATCGTTTCTCCATCTACTAACCTAAAATCATATGGATAACTAAATCGTTTAAACCATCTCTCCTCATTATTTACAATTTGCGCAAATCGAATCTTATCTTTATGCGCACGTACCGTATGTGCTGGAATATGGTGAAGCTGCGCTGGTTCTCCTTTCAAATCACGAACAACCTCTATAATTCCCCAACCTACAGTTTCATAATCCTCCCAAACTGCCCTAAGTATTTCGCTACTTGTCATTTCATTGTTGCAATATCTCATAAAACGCTTTAATTCTTTATATTGTTCTTGATTTGCCTCTGTCACTTCATCTAGCGGTGCAAAATCAAATCCCATACCAGCAATATCATTTACTTTTGCACTAATACATGCCGAGTGAATAGGGTTACTTTCTCTCAAATTTAATAATACTTGCATATCATATGGAGGCTTTACTAGTTCTTTATCACCGTACACTTGTGCAAACGGATCAATTGCCATTTGTTTACTTTGAAGTTCCTCATTATGTAAAGTCATCTCACGACTTTGTAATTTAAGTACTTTCACATTCTTAATTGCTTTTTTCTCAACCATAAAACCTATGCCTCCTTTCATATACAAATCATTTATTCAATGTTTTTCATAAAAACTTTACCAATATAAAAAAGCTGAACATGTAATGTTCAGCTAAACTCTTTTTATTTTTCCACCCATTATTTTTTTTTGCTTAGTAAAAAAGTATTCTAAGGCTTGTGACGTTGTATCTACTTGATCATTATGTTTACCAGATGGGAAAGAAGCTAATTCATCTACATAATCATATACCCAAGATTGTATTTTAGGATTAGGTATATATACATTTCCAGATTGAAATTCAGGGGATATCGCCTCAGCACGTGTTTCTTTTGAACCCTGTGGATTTATAGGGATGATTCCACTTATTTCATTCTTTAATGAACTAATAATGGCAGGGCCATTTGCTTTTTTTTCAACTAATTTCGGAATGGACTTTTTAAACCCAGAATTCCGAAGAATCGACTCATATTTATGATGAAAAACAACAAATGCTTTCTTTGTTTCTAGGAAATTCATTTGCGCCCTCACTTGATCAATTAAATATTTGTCTCCATCTACTTTTCCCCAAATCTGTCCAACCACAAATGAACTTTTATTTGTAGTGTTATCAAAAGCCATATCCCAGGAAGTAATAATTTGATCAAATTGTTCCCAATTTGGTAATACATCATAATATTGAAACCAGTTCCTTTTAAAAATATTCCCTATATCACTTGATGGTTTTTGTTGCCATAAAGATAACCATGAGCGTGCAGAGGAAAACTTCTTTTTATCTTCATAATAATTTTGGCCATAGTGTTCAACCCATAAGCCTCTTCCTATTACTCTGTTTAATGGATCATCCTTTGACTCTGCTATAGCAGGAATTGATAACACAGTCCATTTCTCCTGTTCTTTCTCTAACAATCTACCAGCTAAATCGTCCTCATGCCATCGCGTCAAAATTAGAATTACCTTTGCACCTTTTTGTAAACGTGTAGATAAAGTATCTTCCCATTCATCCCATAGTCGATTTCGGTATGTAATTGATTCGGCCTCTTGGCGATTTTTAATAGGGTCATCAATAATTAATAAATCTGCTCCTTCCCCTGTAATCGAACCACCAACTCCTACAGACAACATTCCACCAGAGTGGTTATGTAGTGCCCAATCTGTTACTGAACCTTGTCGCTCATCAATTCTAATGTTAAATATTTCTTTACCAAACTCTTCAATCTTAGCACGATTTCTTCTACCAAACTTTTCAGCTAAACTTGATGCATAAGATACCTCTATAACTCTCTTATTTGGATACTTTCCTAAATACCAACTTGGCAATGTTTCTGTTATAGACTGTGATTTTGAATGCCTAGGTGGCATAAACACCATTAATCTATTAGTCGATAATTTCTCTTCAATTAAATCTTGGCAAATCTTTGTTATTAATTTTGTGTGTTTTGCATGTTTATAGAATCCCTTATGTGTATACTGAACATAGAAAGGGGTAGTTCACTTTTGCCAATTCTTTAAATGTATTTTCATCTATTAACTTATGCACATTCATCCGTGTCATGATTGTAATTCTCCCCCTTGAACTTTTTCAAATAATTTCATAGCTAAATCAAGCATTTCCTCATCACACCCAATTTTCATGGCCATTTTATTATGCTCTACTTTCATTTCTCCTGAATGATTTACGTTTGCTTGCAATTGATCTTTCCTTCCCCATTTAGTTGGGAATTTTCTTTCTAATCTCCATGCCGCTGCTTTCCAATTAGATTTTGCATGCTCCCCGATTGTCTCAACGTCTCTTGCCTCACTAAATGCTAATGCCTGATCAATTTCCATGACTAACTTCACATAAATCTTATCTTTTCTCGGTACTACTTCACCTGTCTTTTCACTCGTTTCAATTGCTCTACGCCCTTGTTTTAACCAAACATAAACTATACTTCTACTAATTCCAACTAACGCACATGCGGTTTCAATATAATTTCCTACTTTAATATATTGAGTCAACCTATTTATCAGCTCATCATTCAATTTCATTGGTCGCGCCACTAGCAGTCCCTCCCGTTTTAACTCATCATTTGTACTTCTTTTTCTAAACACTCAATACATATTGTTGTTATATTGTCGTCAACTACCTCACGAATAAACATTTGTTCACAATACTGAATTGTGATTGGAAATTTCAAAACCCACAAACATTTTTCAAGGCAAATTGAACATATTGGCATTTTATCTATATCTTGTTCTAACATCTAATCGCATCCTTCTGTAGTTTTTCATGTACTACTGCCTATTTTGTAGTAAATAAAAAGATGCCGTCATTTTTAAAATCTCTCATTTAATTTATAGATATCCTTTGGGTCATTCATTCTTTTTGCTAGTATCCATTCTTCATTTTTTATATTTCATTTAAACTTATTTTATTACTCTCTATTTATAGGTGGCACTATGGTGACAAGAATGTGTTTGTAAATAAGAAAAAGCCTTAACTACTTTCGCAGAAAAGACTTTTTCTTACTTGTTTAGCAATTTTTATTTCAGATCTATATAGAATCGTTTTAATTGTGCTTCTTGAAACATTCAAATATTTAGCAATTTTCTCTTGTGTAATGCCTCTTCCTCTTGACATGATATATATTTCTCTTTCATATTTTGTCAAAGTAGAGAGCGCATCTTCTAGTTTTATTCTCTCCCATTCTGAAATGACACTTTCCTTGTTTTCATCATCCCATTCATATGTTGTATCAGTACTACGAAAATATCTTTGCATTAACAAGGAATCATATGATTTTTCTCGTTGGTAAGCAGCTCTACGTTCTATTCCCCGGCGATTACCCGGCATCTTTGCATTCTTCATCCACTCCAAAGCATATGTGACATCACTAATCATACTCGTTAATATTTTAATTTCTTCTTCTTTTGCACTTATTTTGGCACGCTCTAACTTACATAATGTTTCCTTATATTGGATAATTAAATCTCGCATATACTATTCCCACCCTTATAACAAAGCAAAATTGTTAAAAATAGAGACCATCTAAATCTACATTTAATTTCCATTTATTTTTTCTCACCAAAAACTAAAATTATTTTTAAAAAATCTTCCTTAATACTATTTATCATTGCTACTTTGTACTTATATGATATATGTATATAAC